CACAATATTTCTTTGAGTATTCTCGTGAGCATGTAAATCTCCAGCAAACACAACTTTAAACTTATCAAATCTTTCTAAATCTACTTCTGGTACTACATGAGGTGGTATTTCTCCACGAACATGAGTATATAAGATTTCTGCATCAATATTCTCTATAGCATCTTTTCTGTGTAAGTCTGCGTAAGGTAATATTGCCCAGTTATCTTCGTAATATGTAGTGTCAATCACTTCTACTAGAGGATTGATACTACTTGTAACCTTCTTTAAATTACTAAAGAAAGTTTTATTTTTTCTTGTTGCTTCATGATTTCCGTCATAAATGATTGTTCTTATATTAACTTTCTTTATAAAATCAAAGTATAAAGTTAACTCATCCATGCTAGGGACTCGGTCAAACAAGTCCCCACCAATGATGTGTAAGTCACAATTATTTTCCGCGATAACCTCGTCTATCTGTTCAAAGAACATCTCATAACGAGCACATGCCCAACTTAATGGTACGTTTTTCTGACCTAACTTAATATGCCAATCTGCGGTAAATAATATCACGCTACGAAGTCTTCTCCTGGTTGCCATTCACAACCTGTAAGACCACCAGCTTTTAAGCCTTGTAGTGTTCTTAGTACTTCGTTTGCATTTCTGCCTGTATCTAGTGCGTTAACTGATACATGTTGGATAACCCCCTCTGGGTCAATGATATAGGTAGCTCTGTAGCATACTCCATTAGCCTCATCAACTATTCCTAGTTTAGAGGATAACTTCAAGCCACAGTCTGCTGCCAGGATATGATTAATGTTTCTAATTAAGTCATTTGACTCTTTCCACATTAACTTACAGAACTCGTTATCACCGCTAACGCCGATAACATCTGCTTCAGACACTAACATGTCCATTCCTGCTATTTCAGTAGGGCAGATAAAGGTAAAGTCTTTTGGATAGAAATATAAAACACTCCAAGTGTTGGGTGCTAATATATCTAAATCTATAAAGCTATTACTTTCATCCACTCCAGTCATATGGAAGTCAGGAAATATTTTTCCCACCCCAATCATGATACGTCAAACTCCGAGTCTACTGCTTCAGCCCCGCCATCTTGATTATTGATTCTTCTTAGTAGCTCCAACTGTGCATCAGCTGTAGGTCTAGGAAGTACATCATCCATAGATTTCAGGTCTTTAACCATTAGTTGCTCTTCTTCTGAGAGTTCTCTGTTTTTACATTTTAAGACAGCTAACTGATACTCAACGTTGAATACCTGAGGTCCAGTTTTCTTTCTTTTAAAATGAATGTCATAACCAGTTACTGGGTCTGTTGGATCGCCTAAGTCTTCCATAGCTACAATAATTTGGTCAAACAATTTTCTTTTAAGATTCAATACTTTAACTGAGTTGTCTGAGTAATCGATACATTGGACCGCATAAGACCATCCACACTTTAAGTCTGGGTAAAAGTCTCTTACGTGATCGTGTTCGATGTTATTAAAGGTTTCAGAGTTTCTGTCAAACGACAAACATTCCATAGGGATGTTTTTGTTGTTCTCTCCTTTAATCCAGTAGACATATCTAGGGAGTAAGTCGCCCACTAGTCTTACCTTGTGGTCTTCCTTATCCGCGTAGTTATAAGTTGATATTTTATCTTTTTGGGCTGAGCCCTTGGTTACATTAAAGCCTATTGCCATAATAATTCTCCTATTGTGTCTCCTCGAACATAAAATGAATCCTGCCGTTTTTTATGTCAAGCAGTCTGTTTTTAGTAATAATATCTTTTGATATTGGTAACATCAAAAGGTCAAGTGTGGAGTCTTTGGTTTGCTGATACTCAAAGTAACTGCGGAAAGATGCGACTCCTGCATATTCCACTACTTCTCTATCTGAGTAGCTGCGACCGGTGTTAAGTAATTTCTCAGGATTCAAGAGAAACGACTGACCACCGTAGTAGTGTTCATAAAATTTGAACACTCGGTCGTTGTAATTTTTGGGTGTAAGTTTAAAAGTAATAATTCGCAGGATTGTTATGGTGTCCATTACATTTCCGTTGCTTACTTTTAATATCTCATTCCAATTAAATAATAACATATTATATCAAATTTCCAAGATTGTGTCAAGAACTATTTTTCTGAGTTCTGACGAGTTGTATTCATTGCGATTTTCTCAGCATCATCAGGTGCTAGTGTAGCATGAACGTCATTTACTGCCATATCTACCAACTTTCCTTGAAAAACATAGCTACCACTATGCATAAGCTCAATCATAGGCAATGTCCATATATCTATATCTAATTTTTTCACATTCTCGCAAAACATATAGTCTTCACTTAGATATCTGTTTTGGTCGTTAATTATGCAATCAAAGTAAGCATGAATTTTCTCCCCTATAGAAAACTCTCCTTCTCGTATATGGTCTGGAGTATATTCTAGTTCTGGGTGTGCTGCTGCGTACTCTGCAAATACGCTTCTTTCTATCATCATAAATCCAGTACCTGCCTCTCTTACTTTTACAGGTTCATATATAGGAGCTCTACCATTTGGGTATTCTGTATGGTCTGGATTAAATACCATATCTCCTGCAACTTTCTCTAGTCCTACAGGATTATCATCAAAGTTACCACTTTTAGCTGCCTTTAATATTTTCTCCCATGCAATAACCTTTTTAGGATATAATGCTGTCATAATTCTATACTTCTCTGGGTTTTCTGCAACTAAGTGAGTCATATACATTAAGTCCATAGCTTTCCAAGATACATCACTATCTATAAATAACATATGAGTTGCCTCTGATTTTAAAAAGTTGTGTACACAATAGTTTCTTGCTCTAGTTACTAGAGATTCATTAAATAAATAATAAATCTGCATCTCAATTCCATGGTGCATAAGTGTACTTGTTGTGTCCATTAGTGACTTAGTATATAGTCCGTAGCATTGACCCCCATACATAGGAGTAGCTAAGAAGATTTTCATCTTTTGCATTGCTGGTAGATTTAGTTGGATTTCTTTTGTTTGTTCTGTCATAATACGGCTACCTCATAGCCTTCTCTAATATAATAACCCATTCTAGCGTTTGCTTGACGGGATGCTGTTTTGCCCTTTAAATTAATATCTACGATAACTGGTTGTCTTTTACCATCTAGTTTTCGTACTACTCTACCTATAAGCTGTGTTAATAAAGGTTCATTATTAACGGGCGTACCCAATACTAAACAACTTAATTCATTCAATGATATGCCTTCTGAAAAAATGGATTGTGTACCAAACAAAATATTCTTAGTTGTTCTTACTTCTTCCATAGCCTGTTCTCTTTCTTCAAAGTTCATATCTCCTGTAATCGATACTGCTTTTTCTCCTACTAGATTAGCACACCTTTTTAGAAAGTGTACTCTATCAGAGACAACCAATACTTTATGTCCTTCTGCAGCATACTTAGCCGCTATCATACTCACACTATGGACATATTCTTCATTATGTGTAAGGTCATTGATTCGTTCTGCCCAAGGCGTAAACGAGCCATCTATAAATCTTATATCTGTTCTATAAATATCTATCTTAGGTATCAGATAATTCTCTTTAGGTGGTTTAAATACATTGTGCCCAAAGTAGTCTCTAAATACTACATGTCTTCCATCCTTTCTTTGTAGTGTTCCTGTTAAGCCTATCTTATATCTAGCAGGCATTTCATCTACTATACGTGTAAAAGTTGGACTTGATACATGGTGCATTTCGTCTAATATAATTGTTCCGAATATGTCTTTTATGTCGTCTACGCGTCGGTATAATGACTGTATATTCCCAATTACTATAGGAGGCTCTACATCAAATTTACCACCACCAATTACTCCTGCGTCAATTCCAAATACTTTTTTTACTTCTTTTTCCCACTGCGCTCTTAATGTAGTGGTATGAGTAACAACAAGTGTTTTCTGCCCAAGCTTTTCTGCTATGGCAAGACCTGTAAATGTCTTACCCCAACTTACCCAAGCGTTAATTATAGCGCAGTCATCTACTTCATCATAGACCGCTTTTTGGCTTGGTCGTAGGTCAAACTTAAACTTAGGAAAGTCTGCTTCCACGCTGACACGCTTATCGAAAACTTCGTAGTCGTCTGGTATTAAATCTAGTCTTCCCACAGGTATAGAAATTAACCCCTTTCTAATGTATTTAATTGTTTTAATCACCATAGGTGGGTCTTGGGGCATACGAGGAGGTAATGTATAGGTTAACTCTTTTTCTATTTTATTGAAAACATCAGGTGTACCCATTATTTGTATTCTATTTTTTATTACTGCTTTCATTTATTTTATTCCTTAATGTACTACTAGAGAAGGAATGTTGTCTACTTGTAAAGTAAATATCTTTCACTAAATCTGCCCCTGTAAAACCTTTGTTTTTATAATCTTCTCCTACAAATCTAATATTTATCTTAGTAGCTTCTAATAAGTCTCGTAAACTTTGCTCTGTATCATAAGGTATAATTTCATCAATATACTTAACTGCTTTGAGTTGTATATACCTTTCGTATACAGACTGTACAGGTTGATTTTTATCTTGTCTATCAATGCTTGGGTCGGTCTGTAAGCCCACTATTAAATAATCACAATTATTCTTAGCTTCTTCCAACATAACTATATGCCCCGCGTGTAATAAATCAAAAGCTCCACATGTAAAACCTACAATATCTTTTTTAAAACCTATCATGTATTATCGCCATCTGTATATTTCACTTTACTTTTATCATATAGTTTTTTATTTTGTCTATCTGCTGTTCTTTTAAAAGACCATGCAAAGAATGTGTTTGTTAAGTGTCCTATCCATTTTTGTAATTGTATCATAATGCGTCTAAAAACTCTAGGTCTTCTTTTCTCCATCTTTTTTGTATTAACTCAACATTGTTATTCCAAGGACTAGACCAACCTACTTTTTTCTTTCTTTCTCTTACATGTTTTGGTAACATATCTCCCATTACTTCTCTTAGTAGATATTTATAAGTTCCTCTGTCCCAATTAGGATGTTGTTTAAACTTTTCTTTTCCTGAAATTCTAAATACATACTGTACATAATTCTGAGATAAAAATACTGGTCTGGATTCCATTCCAAACATTCCACAAGTTTGGTCTGTGGTTAATATGTTTTGCTCAGAAGTTGCTAATAGATCAAAGAATAACCCATTGTTAAATCCGTCTGTTTTAGAAAATACTTCGTCTGGAAACCATTTCATTTCTCTACACCTCTTTACTGTTTCGTTATCCCAGTTTGGCTCAAACCTTTTAGAGTGATGTATATATCCTGTATACAACTCATCTGCGCTGTCTCCTGTAATTATAACCTTACAACCATCTTTACTTGCAGCCTCACATAATTTATATCGTGGTGCTTGTCTATTTCTATCAACCCAAGTGAAGTGTGTTTTTGCCATCCACATTCTACTTAAATGTGCCATTTCGTCTTGTCGTAATGTTACTACTTTATAAGGAACATTCCACTCTTTACAAGTTTGGATAGCCATGTCTGTTTCGTTTCTAAATCCATCATGATTAGTATACCGGGCTCTAGTGTCATCATATTTACAAATGTAAGCCGTTAGGTCTAGTCCCATATCTTTTACACAAGATAGTGCAAATGTACTATCTAATCCCCCACTAAGAAATATACCTGTCTTTTGTTTATTTTTAGCAATATTTCTTATAGAGTTTACTGTTCTCTCTCTAAATTCTTTTTTATCTAACTTCATCGACATTATTTGGTAGTCCTTCCATAGGTTAGCTGTACGAGTCTCTCCTGAAGTAAAGTTATGTGTTACATACTGTCCAGGAGCAAGTTTAGTTATATGTTTATAAGGAGTCACATTACCAGACCATAGAGGATTAAATATATATGATTTATCATTATCTTTATCTCTTTCTTTATTTATAAAACTTCTTAGACTTGTTGATGCTGCGAAAGCTTTGCCTTTCTTGTAGAACCACAGTGGCTTTGCCCCAAACTGATCTCTAATTAAAGTCAATTTAGTAGTTTCAGGATTGTATATTCCTATTGCGCCATGCCAATTTGTGTATGCTAAAAAGCTTAATCCATACATATCATAACCATTAGCTAAAAAAGCTGTATCATTAGGTTTTGTCGTGTCATACATCTCCCCATTGAATACAATAATCTCTCCCTTTTTAGTTTTGTATGGTTGCTTTTGTTTTTCTCCGCTAATATCCAAAAGAGCATGTCCCATAGATATTTTGTCATCTGCCCAAAAACTCATTAGGTCAGGACCACGGAAGCCTTGTTTCTCTAACATGGTTACTACCATGTGTTTATTTTGTGTTATTACGAATCCACACATATGTAATGTCCATGTACTGAATAGTCACAAATTTTTCCATCTACATAAGTAGACCAAAGTATTGTAACTATTATTATTAATGCAGTGACTAATCCTGCTATTAAGTCATTTTTATCTATCTTCATACTGTTCTAAATTGTCCTCTATCGAATATACTTATCAAAGCATTTCTCTTGTCTCTTTTTATTTTGTGGCAATCAAATGCCAAACTAATTCTTTTCTTCTTACTTGTGTTTGCTGGTACTTTATGTGGTAAATGACAACCAAACCAATGTAACTCACCAGGAACATTGTGAACATTTCCTATCCAATCGTATGTCGTTCCTATAGTTTCTTCTCCTGATATAAATAAATTACCACATTTAAAATCAGCGTTCTTACCTTTAGCATGTTTATGTTTTGGGACACCTTCCCCTTCTCTTAAAACATTAGCCCAACATTGTACGTGATGAGGAGTTTCTAATATCTTTTGTAATTTAGGTACTAAAAAGTCAAAGTCATCTAGCCAGTTATAAGCTGCAAACTTATTTGTAAGCCCTTTAAATCCATTCTCCCAAGGCGTAGGTAAGCTAAGTACATATTGTTCTTTTACTAATACAGTTTGCTCTATCTCTCTTACTTCTTCAGGAGTAACCCAGTCAGTATATGTAATCATTTTAACCACATAACAAAACTTAATTTTCTTCCGCTCACTAGGTCAGCAACTCTATGTACCATAGTACTAGAATAAAATATTGCGTCTCCTCTATGTAACTCTAACTCAGGAACTTTTCTTAATTCAAAGTCTGCTCCTTCGTACTCCCAAGGATTTGATAAATTTATAGATACGGACACAGTAGAAATAGTAGGTTCTGCGTGCCACTCTAATCCTTGTCCTGGAGAATCATAACACATAATATGTGCAAAGTTTTTAGGAGCGTGTGAAAACTTTAATTTACCTTCTGGCAAGTCCCAATATTGTTCTGCTAGTGCTTTCAGTGGCCTTAAATGTTTAGTCATACTTCGTAGTGTCCAATAAGTTCTATTTACATGATGGAGCGGTTTCTTTTTAGTATTTAATCCAACTTCTAGTGTAGGATTGGGATCTAGCACTCTTGTCATTGCTATATAATCATCACATTCATCTGCTGAAAGATAGTTTCTTATTACTTTATACACCTAACAGACCCCAACCATGATTGGCAATAGCATTAAGAATGATTGCAATACAAGTTAGCATGTGGGTAAACCACCATACTGTTCTAATTCCTGCAATAGTATTGGCTTGCTTGTCAGTTTCACCTACTTTCTCTCCTAAGCTCTTTGCCCAGATTCTCCACCACTTACTCATTCTATGTCTGGCATATTGTCGCCATATAGTTCATTGCACTGCTCTTCAAAGTTATCTTCTTGTATTACATACCAGTCTGTTATAGTTTCTAAATCTATATCATCCCATCTCTGAAACTCTATATCATAGGCTAAGCACTTATCCATTTGTGAAGCTTTCTGATTGAAAGATAATCCATTACCACTAGGTATAAACCTAGGGCAGCATGTCATTTCTCTTTCTTTTTGCCCACCATTATTTAAGCTCGTATACTCTACATAACATATACATGTCTCTAGTGCAATCATTAACTGTTGCACGTCTTCTCTGTCTACCATCTTTGCTCCTTTATTAAAAATCTTATCGTAATTATCTCGATAAGCTTGTTCATTGGACTTGCGTCTCTTTGAACCTTTTCCACCATGCCAATTACTCATTTGATTAGCTCACTGTTATATTTTATATAGTTATATATTACTTGGCCACCGTAGGATAGCCATGCTGTTACAAAGCAAGTCCATACTATTAAACTAATCATACTTTTCTCCATGTATCTTTTTTCTTTTCTTCACAGTATTCCCAAACTTTCCATGGGAAACCTGATAAATGTAGCACTCCTGCCCATGTATATTCTACTGGTGGTGGTCTCTTTTCTATAAAAGAAAAAGGGATTCCTTCTAACCATATTACAGCGGCTACGTCTTTTAACTCTATTTTTCTAATTTTATGATATAGTAGTCTAGCATTTCTTTTCTTTTCTTTTATTATAATCTTTCCTGAACTATCTATAAAGGTAGTTCCTCTATGCTTTAAATAACTAATCTCATCTTCTATCATATATCTTAAAGGATATATACTTTTCATTGGCGACTGTATTCTTCTCATACCTAGACTGTCGCCTTCCATGTTTTTATCGTCTAGTACTTGGTCATCTAACCATAGTATACCATCCAGTTCTTCTACATTATCGCTATGTATTACAAAAATTGGGAACTGAATTGTTTGCATGTTTCCTCGTAACTTCTATCGAATATAGATATCTTAAACAATATTCGTTCTTTGTCATTATTGTTTACCATATGTTCTTCTTGCGTATTTATTATTGCAGATTTATAGGCATATGGTCTGTCTCTGTACTTTATAGCCGCGGTGTTACCGTTTATAACCCAATTAAATGCACACTGAGTTCCCCAGTCTTTATGCCAATCTACAATAGTATTTGGAGCAATGTATACAAATTTCATGTTCCATTTACCTTGTATGGCTAATCCAAATCTACCGACTAGTTCTTTTAGTTCGGGATATTCTACATGTGCATATGTGTAACCTTCTACTCTCTCTTCTTTTCTTCCATGATGATAAAATTGTTTTCTAGTTTCTTGTAATGCTTTATCTAATAACCACTCTTTATCTACATCAAAATCGAAAAGAAATACAGGGGCATTTTTATATACCTCTCTTTGCGACTGCCATTGGACATAAGGCTCTTTCATATCTTTATACCATACCTTTCTTTGAAGTCTATAGTATCATTTACACACACCCAGTTAGGTCTGCCTGCATCATCTAAGTAAGGTTCATCTGTAACACATCTATATCCACATTTATTTATCATGTGCTGTATATATCCTTCGTTCATAACTTCCGCCATCATGTAAGGCTTTCCTGTATACTTCATTGCAGCTGCAACAGTTTGTGGTTGCTCTACTCTCCAATCTCTATAACCTGGCAACCAAGTTTGTCTGCGCCATGCAGGATAGTTATATACTGTACCATCACTACCTGTAAAACTTTTATTAGTACAGAACTGTGTCTGCCCTACCATAGACTGTGGATGCATGCCTAGACTTGTATCATAGTACATAGTATACCAACCATTCTGGTCATAGTGTGCTTCTAAGTCTTGATAACAAGTTTTATTTTGTACTATAAATCCATCAATTCGTAACTGTACAATTCTATATAATTCTTGTATTGTTAACTCGTGCCACTCTTTACTTACGCATATTATAGCCATAATCTAATCCCTCCTGTACTTTTAATTTAGCTTGTTTTGCTACTCTAAGTGCTGAACTCCATTCGGTACACTTAGTGCATTGTCCGCATTGTCTGTAATTGTTTTCTTCTTTAATAGGAGATACACAAGTCCAAACTTTCTTTACAAGTTCTGGATGCTTATTCATCATTATTCCTATAATCTCTGATTTTTGTAAGTACTCAAATGGAAATAACATTATAGGCACATTTAAAAATGACTTCCATGATATTCCGTGCATGTCATACTGCATGCTCCACCTACTTGCAATTATTCTCTGTAGGTATCGTATCTGTACTCTTTGTTGCATACTATCTTCTGCGTTTCCACCATTTATAATATACTTAAATCTGATACTAGGATTTCCTAGAATTAGTTTTATTGCCTGTGCGAAGGAGTAATCAGTAGGTGGTATACTTGTATTTTCCATAGGCATATCATTATAAGCAGCCTTGAATGGTAAATTAAAATACTCTGCTATATCTTCACAGGCTCTTGTCATTCCTTTTACAGCAGGATTATTTCTGTCTACAACATCTGTAAATAAAAAAGGTTTATAACCTTGACCAACTGCCCAGGCAACAGCGGCTGCAGTTTCAATACCACCACCACATGCTACTATACTATCAATATCCGAATTCTTCAAAGTCTCTTTCATAATAATCTCTAACTAACATACTGTTATGTGCTGTCCAAGGTGTCTTGTACTCTTTTTCACTTTCATTTTTGTGTGCTGGATTTATTCCCAGTCTTTTCCAAATTGTTCCTTCTTCTAACTTATGTACTTCTACTTCAGGTCTGATATAGCTGTATTGATGTTTAAATAAAATACTTGCATCAAATCCTGGATTTACAATGTGCAAGTGCTGTATATACTGATGACCTGCGTCTAAAGATGCTGACCAATTTCCTGTATATAAACTTTCAATAGCACGAGGAACCCATTCTACAAATGGAGTATCTATTAAGTCTATACTAGCTAAATGCTTGTATGCACTAGCAAATCTATGATGAGGATTTCTTACTTGTGTTATCATATCATATTCTCTAAATGTAGGATAATATTGGTCTGCATCTGCGTGCATATTATGAAGTACTTGTCTGTCCCCATTTCTTCCTATAGCTCTATCGAATTGTACTTCTAATCCAGTTCTCCAAGTTTTCCCAAAAAAGTTTTTTATATTTCTGCTCTTTAGATATTGCATAGAAACACTTGTTCCACCGCACTTAGGAATATGTATAAAGCATGTCTGTAAGTCTTTAAATACCATATAACTTTCCGAACTTACCTAAACTGTAATCGTCAGCGACATCAAAGTCACATCCAACTGGTGAGCCTGGAATCATTAAGCCTCTATCTTTCTGAATACATAGTCTCAATTTGATACTATAATCTTCTACCTGTTCTTCTTTTACTTCTGCTAGAACTGAATCATGAACAAGTGCAAATATCTTAGCATCCATTCCTGTCTCAACAATATGCTTTTGCATATCAATCGCACCTAATAAATTTATATCACTAGACACAGATTGAACGAGGGCATTTACACCACTACGAACTTCGTGAGATGCAATACCTTTATCTTTACTAAAGACATTCGGTAATCTTCTCTTTCTTCCAAAATGAGAATAGACATAGCCATTGGCTTGAATAAAATCTTTAGTATCCTCTAACCATTGTTTTAACTTAGGAAAAGCCTCAAAGTAATCATCAATAACTTCTTTCGCTTGACCTGGTGAGAAATATTCTCCACTATCCTTCGTGACCTGTTCACTAATCTTTTTCGGGCCTGCTCCATACATAATACCAAAGGTAACGGCTTTTGCCTGTTGTCTTTTGGCAGGATAGAACTCTGCAACTTCTTCTAC